CGGCGTTGTCGGCCGTCGCGATCGTGACATTCGACCCCTGAATCAGGTTGATGGTCTGGCGCGTTCCGATGGCCGTACCGCCCTTCTGGACGGCGACCTTCTGCTGGCTGGTGTTCGGCTTGACCGCGAGGGAGACCGTCCCGGCATTGTCGTCGTACGTGGCGTCGATGGTCGCGGTATCGACCACCATGGCGCCCACGACGTCCTGGACGGCTTCCGTGTCGAGCCCGCCACCACCACCGCTACCACCGGCGGCTGCCGCAATGGTCACGTCGACCCGTTCGGAGCCGGCGTTGTCCACCACCGTCAGTGTGGCGTTCGCGCCCTGGACGAAGTTAATCGCCTGCCGGGTGCCGATCAGCGCGCCGTTCTTGAGGACCCCGACCTTCTCCTGCACCGAGTTCGGCTTGACGATGAGGGTCAGGAGATTCCCGTTGTCGTCATAGACTGCGTCGACGGTAGAGGAGTCTTGGATGAGAGCCCCGACCCGATCGTCAACGGCCTCGGCCAGGCCCGACACATTGGCGGCAGCAACCGACCCGCCTGACCCGCCACCGCTGGACCCAAAGATGACATCGGAGAGTCGGGTCATAGAAGCCTCTTGTCTTGAAGGCTTCCCGACCTATTCGTTCAGAAGGGTATTGACGACTCAGCGCCGATGTGGCGACAAAGCGCGCATGATTCTTCGACTCGCCTACGCCATCCGCGCCGCCTTGGCGGCATTCTATCGCCAACCCACGCCCGAGGAGGAGCAGGAAGCCCTCCAGGACATCCGGACGTGGTAACTCAGGTCATCGTGAGCTTGCCGGAGTAGTAGGTTTTCAGGGACTTCCGAGCGGCGATGAGCTGCGCCTGGGTCAAAACGCGGTCGTAGGCTGCGACGTAGGCCACATCTCCGCCGCCTGTCGCGGAGGTCCCGACCTGAAGCACGGTACCCGAATGGCGCCCACCGCCGGCCTGCTGGCCGGTCGCTGTCACGACGGTCGGAGCGTCGTCATTGTTGCCATAGATGAAGTAGACCTTGCCGGGTTGGCCAAGCGGGCCGGCGCCGGCGATGAAGATGAAGTTGCCGCCATGGCCCGAGAGACTGACCTCAGGGTTATTTGGGCCAGCAGACCATTGGCTGTTCCAGAAGCTGAGCGTGCTACTCGATAGTTCCAGACCGAGAATGCTCTGTCCGCCGACCGAGCCCTCGAGTGGTGAGAACGCGTTGCCGCCAGGCACCTTGCAGATGGCCATCACGGTCACATCGCCGGCAGGGAGATAGCCGGTGTTGAAGCCGTTCTGGCCGAAGTTGCCGCCCGAGGTGGACACATAATTCGGCGAGTAACTCGGCGTACCCACCACGGTCAGAGGCGCGGCAGAATTTGCCCGGTTGACGACGCTCTTCGACTGGTTGCCGCCGAGGACGGCTTCCAGGGCCAGGTTCTTCAAGTCAGGCAAGGACAGGGACGCAATCACCTTCGTGAAGCGCACGCCGGCGACTCGGATTGAGGTGGGCATCACAGAGACCTTTCAAAAATCACGCAGAAGTTATCCATCCGCTTGTTGATGCCGGTTGGATTGAAAACGATGCTATCGCCCTGCTGATCGCGGAGGTTGCCGCCCGCAATGGTCGGCGGCGAGCCGATGAGGCCCCAGCCATAGCGGACCTTCGAGTTGGCCTGGAGGTCGATGGTGGTTTGCAGCCGGACCGTGCGAGGCCCGACGATCTCAGGCAGGCCAGCGAGCGTGTATTGAGAGTTCGCGCTGTTGACGACTTGGAAGCCATAGTTGGGATACGTCGGGACCTGCGTCGTATCCCAGACCAGCTTGCCGACGGGAACGTGGAACGTGAGCAGAATGGTGCGGAGCTGGCCAACCGCCGCGATGCAGTCGAGCGGCGCCCAATCGGTTTTTCCGTCCAGAATAATCCGCTTGTACGTCAGGCCGTAGAAGGCGCCGAGCCACTTCGAGCTGGCCGCCGTCAGGTGCGGCTGATCGGCCGTCGGAAATTGGTACATCGGGCAGGCCACTTTGAAGAGTGGATTGGTCTTGGACAGCGCAAGCTGCGCGAGGGCGCAGGTTGGAGAGCCGCCATTGCCCGCGAACACGTGGTCGGCGCTCTGGCCGCAGATCATCAGGACCGGCTGCGTCTGCCCGGTAACCGCACGAATGTCAGCGTCCTGGTCGTTGACTAGTTGGTTCAGGGCGGTCTGGTAAGTGCTCTGCGACGTGCCGGCCAGCATATCGGACGTGCCCTGCGTCCAGGTCGTTGCCCCGACGGCAAACGTGCGCCCGACCGCGTTCGACTCCGTCTTGGCTCCGGATGCCGTGTTGATCAGGCCCGTGTAGCCGCCGCCTGAATTGCCCTTCGACAGCTGGGCGACGGTCGTCGACGAGACACCGGCCGCCGCGCCGAAAAACGCATGCTTGAAGTCGTTGGTGGTCAGGAAGTTCTCGGCGCCGATGCGCTCGATCACGCACTCCAGCGAGCCCGTGACGGGCGTCTCGCCGACGTTGGATGCGGTCGGTTGGACCTGCTCGAATGCCCCGGTCAGGCCCGAGCCCGAGCTCTCACCGGGCCGGATGCCCGAGGTGAAGCGCAGCGCATGGTTCGGGAAGCGAGCGGTGCCGGAAACGACCGGGACAGCTGACACGCCTTGAGCCAGCGATTGGCCATAGCCGATCAGGCCGATGACGTCGGCTTTGAAATCCGGGACGGCCGGAGCCGGGGCGCTGGCACCGCCGGCCAGGATGGTGGCGATCGGAACGTTGTTGATGCTGTCCGTCTGAAGGCCGCCGATCGACGCCGTGTCGAACGCGGCGTCCACCATCCGGAAGGAGCCGTCCGGGCGCAGGCCGCCGGAGACCTGCTCGAATTCGTCCAGGAACGCGAGCGAGAAGCTGTCCAGTCCGATGCTGACGAGCTGGATGTCCTCCGTCCCGATCTCCTCGGAGAGAACCGAGGGCGATGTGAACTCGGCTGTCTCGATGGCCGCGAAAACCGAAGTGCCGTCCTCCTTAATGCCCCAGGGCGCGCGGTCGGAGTCATCAATCACCGAAGCCGCGTATCCCAGCGGCGCGACGAACGGCAGCGGCTCGAGCGCAGCCTCAAGCCCTGAGCGGCTCGGAACCTCATTGATGGCCGTCGCCGAGCTGCCGCTGCGCCGGTAGAGGGTGAGGAATGTGTTCGAGGGAGCCGCAGACGGGACGTAGAAGTACCCGCCATCGGCTGTGGCCGCGATGCCGGCCGCGGTATCGGGATAGACGAGTCCCGCAGCTGCGGCTGAGCCGGCCGACGCTTCGGCATCCGCCGCGTGTCCGGCTGCGGCTGTGCTCGATGCCGCTGCGGCGTCGGCGCTGTTTTGCGCGGCCGTTGAGTAGGTTTGAGCCTCAGCTGCGGCGTCCACCGCGGCCTGTGTCGGGTCGGAGGAAATGGCGATGCCGACGCTCCAGTCCGCAGCCGTCGGGCCATTCTTGACGTAGAGGCGCGCCGGTGTGGGCGAGGCCGCCAGGAACAGGAAGGGCGGGACCACCAGGTCGAATTGGGCCCGGTCCGCAATGGTGCCGGCGTAGTCGGGACTCAGCGGCAGCCCGAGCTTGATCTTCTCGAGCAGCTCGTTGACCTTAGCCAAGGTCGTGACGTTGTCGTTCCAGAAGTCGCCCGTCTTGAGGATTTGGAAGTCGGTCTGGTCGGCCACGGTGGCACCCGGCCACGCATAGGCCAGCGTAATCCGCGTGGTCGAGTCGACGCTGGCAATCGGGACGGCGAGCCCGGCCAAACTGAAGAGGTCGCCCTCCGCGCCGACGAAGCTCGTGAGATACCCCGTGACAACTGCGGAGCTCTCAGTGACGGTGACAGAATTGGCGACGGGCATGGCTCAGGTCTTCTTTTTGATGCGGGTCTTCACGGCCTGGCACGCCGCGATCCACGCCTTGGCATCGGCGGGCAAATTGATGCCGGCCTTCCCGTCCAGGACGGACAGCGCCTGCATGATGGCGTCCAGGGCGTCGCCGGCAGGCGGGTAGGCGCGCTGTCGCGCCAGCACGTAATCTTGGGTGACCTGGAGCTTCTTAGCCGGCATACGTCACCTTGAACTGGCCCGTCTTGTGGGTGACGCTCTCAATGGTGACCCGGTACGTGTCCGGCGTATCGAATGAGAGCTCGATGTCTGGGTCGGACCAGTCATAGACCTGCGGAGTCCACCAATCGTTGCGGCCTGCCGCAAACGGCACCGAGACGAAGACCTTGCAGGGAACGGGCAGGCCCGTGATGGTGAGGCCGCTGATAGTCGCCGTGAAGTCAGCCTTTGGGCGCAACTGCTTCGTGGCGAGGTCAACATAGTTGCCGGCCATGAAATCCATGTGCTGGTCGAACGGCACCGTTGGCGCATGGATGTAGGGCCGGTCCTGGTCGATGTGATCCAGGATGTATGTCCTTGGCATCTGGCCGACTTCCATGATCTCGCCGGTGGCCGGGTCGTAGCGCACGAACCCATTCGGCTCCGCGATGCCGGGATCTGAGTCGAACCAGTTCTGGATCATGATTTGCGGCGTGAAGCTCGTCACTTCGATGCCTCCTGGATAACGATGCGCACGAGCCCGCCGACGGTGGAGCGCACCGTGAAATTCCACGTCCCGGCTCCGGGATTGGTGAAGGTGATGAGCAACGTCTGAAGGCGCGCAAAGCCGGAGCTGTTGTTGGCGCCGGAGGCCTCATAGTTGAAGGAGATGCCGTCGACCTGGGTGTTGTTGAGGTCGAAGAAGAGCTGCCCGACATCGGTTCCGATCGGGAGGTACGACCCCGCGGCGCCGTAGTAGTAGCACCAGACGATCCAGTTGCCCGACCCGCGCGACGTCGCTGTGATTGTCGCCTGGCCGTTGGCGGTCGCGCCAAACACCTGCGTGATGGCGAAGTTCTTGATGTGGATGTTGTCGACGATCAGATTCCCAATCTGGGCGCTGACCGAGATGATATTCTGCGTCTGAAGCGCGGCACCCGAAATGGTGCCTGTCACGACCAGGTTGCCGTCGATGCCGAACTGGCTGACAACCGTGCCAGCGGCGTTCCGGTATCCCACGAGTCTAAAGCCGCCGACCGCTTGCCCGTCGGACGTGATGGACACGCCCCAGAACCCGGTCTGGCCATCCAGAACCTGAGAGACCTGGCTGATCGTCGTCGTGTGCCCACTCACCGTCGACGAGAGCGACGTGATGTCCTGGGCCATCGAACTATCGGCATCGGCCCGGACCGTCTGCTCCTGCACGAGAGCGGCCTGCGTGTCGTCGGCCTGCGCCTTCAGGGTCAGCCGCGCTGAGGCCTCCGCGCCGTCCGCGTCAATCCGCGCCGTGCGCTCGTCGACGATGGCCGCTTCGGCGCCGTTGAGCCGGACCGCCAGCGTGTCGGTGGTCTGCGCAAGCGCCTCGTCTTCCGAGATGCGCAGCGTCTCCTCATGCCGGATCGCCGCGAAGGCGGTTCCGACCTGACCCTGCAGCGCCACCTTCACATAGCGGTCGCTCTCATAGGTGCGCCCGGCCTCGGTTGTGGCAGCCGCGGCCAGCTCATTGACCTTCTTGTCGAGGTCGCGGACGGCCTTGCGAAGCGAGCCCTCACCGATCGAGCTGATCTTCGCGATGTCGTTCCGGACCTGCTCGGAGAGATCCTCAAGGCGGACAACCAGCGATGCAAACTCGTTCGTGATGTAGGGCTTCCAGATTGTGAAGCTGCCATTCACGAACGGGCTCTGAATCCCGTACTTGTTGACCGCGTAGGCCCTAATCCAAGCCGTGCCTGTGTTGTCGTCCGTAAGACCGACGACTCGAAGCGGCCAGCGGCCGGATTGGGAGAGTCCCTCGGAGATGCGCTCGCTGGTGGCCCAGTTGTCGTAGCTCAGGTCCACGACAATGAGCGAGGCGTTCTTGACCCGGCCGACAGCCCACTCGACGCTGGTCTGGGCGCTGTATTGGACCGTGTGGGCGTAGATGTAGGCGATCTGCGGGACCGCATCGTCCGCGTCGCCCACGGCCGAAGCACCGGGATCAACCGCGACCTCGCCGAGCGCCTCCCACACGCGCGGGTCATCGTGCAGCGCCTCAATCGACACCGTATCGCGCGAGCGCGGGATAGCGGACTGAATGAGGTAGGGCTCGCGGACCTCCTCGACCGGGCCGACCAGGACCGATGTCATATCCTCGACGTCGGTGGCCATGATGTCCTGGATCTGGACGCCGTACGCGCTCTCCAGGCTGCTCACGTCGGAGGAGTTAAGAACGATCTCCCGCAGCGACGCGCCTTGCGTGAAGTCGATAGGCCCGAAGTCCAGGTTATTCCGGTCCCGGATCGTGATCTTCGACGTGCCGTCGGCCGGGCAATCCGCGTCCAGCGTCAGCGTGAGGCCGGACCGGGCCACCACGCCATAGGCATTACCCTCTGTCAGGAACCACGAGTCGACGAAGCACGGGTCGTTGCGCTTGACCAGGCGCCCGGATAGCTCGGTCGTGAAGCTCCTGCGCTGCCGCCGGAAGTAGTTGCTCGCGGCCATCCAGGTCGCGATGTGCGTGGCGTGGGCGTGGTTGGTGACGCCAGCCAGATTGATCCGGCGCGGCGTCGTCGTGCTGGTGCCAAATGTGACCCGCGTCTCGCGCCGGCGCCGCGGGTCGCCATCAAAGAAGTACTCGGCGATGACGTCGGAGTCGCCGGTCCCGCCGCCGACCGTGAAGGTGCTCTTTGAACTGCCGCGCAGGATCTGCCGACGTGTGAAGGTGTGCTTGCGAATGTCGCGACTCTCGTCGCGCGTAAGAGACCACGCATTGCCGATCCGCAGCGGCTCGGCGCGCATGGCGCCCAGGATCGTCTGGCCCGCCTCAAAGACGCTGACAGGCCCGCGCACCACGCCGTTGAACGTGTCATTCGAGCCCGGGAAGGCCGCGTAGTGCTGGATCATGCCAATGTCGATGGCTGAGTCCGGCAAGTTCGCGCCGTACACCACGCCACCAACCGAGCCGCGCAGGACGTCCGCATACGCCCAGGCCGCCTTGTCGGTCTCGACAAGCTGCCACGAGCCGCCGATGTAGACCGGGATAATCGCGCTGGCCTGCACCAGGATGTCGCCGAACCCGGTCACGCCGAGGCTTTTGCCCGAGGTGATCTTGATGGCGATCTCGGTAACGTGCGGCCGGGTGACGTTGTAGCCCGTGAAGGCTCTCAGGCCGTCCAGGACGATCTTGTTGTGGTTGCCCTGAGACTCGTTCAGGCCGTTCTGGAAGCGGAAGAGATAGCGCCCGGTCGCGATGGAGAACCGCGGCGAGAAGCGCATCGCCCGCGTGTTTTTGGTGCTTGCGGCTTGCGTGAAAGCGGTGAACCAGCTCCCGACCGGATTATTGTCGTCATCCGCGAGCGCCGCCTCGACCACGAGAGAGTAGCTGCTGCCGGTCTGGCTGATGGCGTTGGTCTGCGCGTTCGTGACCTCGGCATAGCAGCCCTCAGGCAGCGTAAAGTCGACCTGGTACTCCGAGGCCGTCACGCCCACCGGCGTGCCCGGGAATGGGCCGCTGTAGGCCGGAGTCTGGTTCGGGCGCTGGAGTTCGTTCCCGCCAACCTCCGAGGCGCTGTAGACCGTGTTCGGCACGAGCGCAGAGGCCGCGCCCGGCTGGATGACCTCGATTTGCGAAGCGAAGAACGTCGGCTGGATGCCCGTGTCCTTGTCCCACAGGACCGCGCGACCGACTTGAATCTGCTTGATGTCGTAGTAGCCGAGCCCGACCGTCACCCTTTTGTAGAGGATCTGGTCCTCGCCGGAGTAGACGAAGTAGTCCGGCTGGCTGAGGTCCGGGTTCGTCCAGAACTGCCCATAACCGCGCGGGATACGGTCGCCGGGCCTGGGCTGGTTTCCGCCGCCTGAGACGCCATAGAGTGGCCGGTCCTCTGCGTCCTGCGTGCCGGGCTTGTTGGCCTTGGACTGGAAGGCGCGCTGGATGAGGTAGCCGCCACCGGCGATGACTGCGGCGCTGGCCACCGCAGACGCGACGGCCGCCGTCGTGCCGGTCAGGCCGAGGCCTCCGATAACCGGCCCAGCCGGGCCCAGTAGCACCGTTGCAGCCACAGCCAGCGCCACCATCGCGACGGCACTGCCAATCTGCTTGCCGGCGGACGGCTTGGCGGCCGTGCCCGACGCTGCGGCGCTGCTGCTGCCACCCATCGGGAGGTAGACAATGGCAACCACATCGTCCGGGCCGACCAGCGTATGCGCCCAGTCCTTGCGCAGGCGGTCGTTCTCTTCGTGCAGGACCGCCGGATCGGAAATGTGGCGGGTGTTGACGATGAAAGGTCGGCGGAGGTTCGCGTGGCGTTTAACCACCGACGAGAGTCGTCGCCGACGCCGATCTAGCGTGATCGGATCCGCAACCGCTTTCCCGAGGATGTTCTGTTGCAGGATCAGCGCCATCGCGGCGCTAGTTACTTGTTCGCTCCCGGAGCGGGAAGTCAGGCGCGCGGCACAAACAGGGTTGGGTACGCCCAGGTGCGGATGCGCGGCAGTTCGAACAAGCTATCGAACACGACGCCGTGCCCGTCGTCCATGTGCAGGACTCCGCCGCCATCGAGGTTCAGATACACGCCGGCGTGCTCGATGAAATTCGGGTCATGGCCGCGCCGGTGCATCAGAGCCACAGCCCAGTCCGTCATGCCGGCGATCGTCTGGACCCAGTTGCAGCGCTCTGGATGAGTCGTAAACGCCAGTGCCTTAGCACGCCGCTTGTCTGGTGGAATGGCCGAGACCGGCAACTCTATGCCGAAGAGCTCGAGCACCACCTTGCGGGTAAGGACCCAGCAGTTCATGTAGACCGGGTCCCACGGTAGCTCCAGGAGGCCATTGACGTAGCGGCTGACCTCATCCGCCTTGAAGCGCGGGATAGTACTGACTGTCATAGGTGGCGAGCGGGAATGCCTGCAGTTCCAGCTCTCTATACCGCAGAGAGCCCTCGGCTGTCGTGGCTGTAACCTCGACATCCCACAGCTCGAGATCGCTGATCTCATCGCCGACGTTGAACTTGTCGGAGTCCAGGAAAGCTCGGTACGTCACCTTGATGGGCGAGTCCGCATTCACCGCCTCGCGCAGGTACGTCACCAGGATTCGGCTGACGTTGTCGATGGAGATCTTCGCTGGCGTAGGACCGTCCTCAGAAGAGCCTGGGAGCGTCACTGAGACCGGAATCGCCTTATAGAGCTGTCCACCTAGGGTCATATCGTCGGTGGCGTTGGCGACGATCCTAATAGGGCTCTCGAAGGTGATGTGGTCGAGGACCAGGCACTCGTAGATGATGTCGTCATGCGGGACGTTCGCATACGCCTCCGCCATCGCAATCGAGCGCGTCATCGTCAGAAATCCAAGACGTTGAGTTCAAAGTTCCAGATGAAGTGGTCAGCACCATACGGGTCTGGGCCTTTGATGGACCCGCCGGTGATGTAGACCGTCTTGTTCGGCCAGGTCCCGACGGTGCCGCGGCGCGCAACCGGCATCGTGAAGCGGCTCGAGCCGTGGCCAAGCGTGTCGCGCAGGAAGGTGTGCAGCGTATCGGACTGCGCTTTCGTTACCACGATCTCGTACGCAAGCTTGGTCCAATTTGCGCTGGCCCACCGCCTCTGAATGGCCGGGCCATCCTCGACTTGATTGACGGCGGGATCGGCAAACGGTTTCGTGACCTTGAAGGCATCGTACCTCGGTGCGTACGGGACGCTGCCCGGCCAAGCAGGAATTGCCACATCAGCCTCTCAGGTTTGATCTGCCGCCCGCGCGAGACGCTTTCGCCAACGGGCCCCGGCCGCGCGCCATCCGGTCCGCCAGGCCTGCTTCAGCAAGCGATAGGATGTCGACCTGGAGGCCGCCATTCTCGCCCTGGCTGACTTGTGCTTGAGTCCCGGGCGCCTCGTTAATGGTGACGTTGTATCCACCCTGCATGTTGGAGAGCGCACCGGCCATCGCCGCATAGCCCTCCGTCTGGCGCTTCGTAAGGACTGACTCGCCCTGGTGAAGGATCGCGGCAAACTCTCCCGGACGGAGGCCGCCTGCGTAGTGCGGAGCATCGCGCAAGAGAGACTCTGAGACGGTCCGCATCTGGCGCGGATAGCCCACAAGACCGCCCACGTGGTACAGGCCAAGCGTTGTGGCTGTGTCCGTCCCGCCGCCGCCGCCGCCAAACAAGCCCGCCAGTCCGCCGCCACCGGGCGCAAAGGCATTGGCCAGCCCGCCGCGCAGCATCTGCCGGAGCGGCTCGATCGCGGTCTCATTCAGCACCAGCTTGAAGAGCGCCTTGCCCAGATTGTTCACCGCCTCGGCGAACGTGTCGGCATTGAGCTTGCCGTCATAGAGCGTGTCGGCCAGCGTGTCGCCGAAGCTCTTCAAGGAGTCCGTCAGCTTGTCGATCCACTGGAACTCCTTGAACTTCGACATGTAGTCCGCCAGCGCCGATCCAGCCTGCATGGCGTTGATATGCTGGTCCTTCAGAAGGAAGTTGAGCTTCTCCTGCTCAGTCCGCACGAACGGCGTGACCTGGGCCATGTTGCCGTACTCTTGGACGATGTTCTTGTATTCCTTGGCCGCCTCGCGCGCCGTGACAGCGCTCTTGAGGTCAGCGAACTCGCCCGTAAGAGGCTTACCCGCTTCAAGCTGCTTGCGGACATTCGCAGCAATACCGGCCGTGCCCTTCGTCTTGGTGATCTCAGCGATGACGTCCTTATCCAGCTCGGGAAGGAAGGCGGAGTCCGACTCCTCCCGGATGCGCTTGATACGCTCAGACAGGCGCTCCTCGGGCGTCTCCTTTGGCTTCCGACCAGCCTTCGGTGCCTTAGCGTCCTGCAGAGCTCGCTCGCGGCGCGCCAAATCGAGAGCCTGGTCCTTTGTGAACATCCCTCGGTTCTGGTTCTGGATCTCAGTGGCGCGATCCTGATCTTCGAGGCCAGAGTCCTTCTTGTCGGCCCGGCGGAGGATGTTCGCTTCTACCTGACTTCGCACAATGTCCGGCACGGCCGCCGGCTCTGGCGCCCCCACCATTTGGTCAATGCGCCGCGCTGCCTCAGCATTCGCGCGAGCTTGTGCGACTTGAGCAAAGCTGCCCGCCAGCTGAGCTGCCGAGCCGGCGGCCGTGAGAAAAGCCTGCGCAGCGCGCACCGCCTCATCAATCGGGCCCGACAGATCAAGCCGCGTGCCACTCAAGTTCGCAAGAACCCGGGCTAGATCCTCTACCGCCTTTGCCGTCTGCTCGGCCGGCGATTTGGTGTCGGACAGGACCTTGATGATTTCGCTGGAGCTGGTCCCGATCTGCTTCGCAGCCGTATCGAATTCGTCCTGCCCAATGTTTGACAGCGCTTTCTGCAGTGTGTCCTTCGCCTTTTGGAGGTCGGCCTGCAAGCTTTCCGTGATCTCAATCCCGGTCGGGACGCGCATCGCAGGGTCATCGATCCCATCGCCCCATTCTCTCCGGATGGCGTTCTTGGCGTCCTCAATCTCCTTGTTGATCTGATCGGTCAGCTCGATTCCCGTCGGAATGCGGAGCGCAGGATCCTGATCGTTGAGTTGGCGCTGCGCTTCCATCTCCCGGTCAATGCGAAGGCCAATCACGTCCGGCTTGAAATCCGTGTCGTAGACGCTCTGTCGACCGCTCGCCTGCACGGTTCGCGCCGCTGCCGTCCGGGCCGCGCCCTCAAACTCAAGAACCCTGGCCCTAGCACTCGCATATTCGTCTGCAAGCTTCAGGATAGCCTGAGCATGCTTTTGCGCCTCTGGCGTTCCCTCTCTCTGTAGGAACTCAGCTAGGCGCGTCAGATCGCCGAGCGCGCCAACCGTCTCCTGGCTTAGCGGCCCGCCAACTCTCAGAGTTGCAAGGATCTGGCCCATGCTTATGCCGAGCTGCTCGGCCTGTTCCTGTGTCCGCTGGGACCCTCGTCCATACTGCAGGCCGGCGGTTTCCTGCCTAATGCGCTCCCGAATATCCCGGACACCCTTTGCCGACTCGCGCAAAGATGCTTGGTCCCCAGCCACATCGGAGACCGAGCGGATTGCGCCCTTGGTTTGTTCCTCCCGAAGAGCCTTCAACCTATCAGCGAGGCCATCAAGGGCCTTCTTATGCCGCTCTGCGGCCTCCGCCCCTTTGATCTGCCCGAGTTCATAGAGGCCGAGGCCAGCAATGACAGCCGTAAAGACCACGCCCCACGGGCCGCCGAGAAAGTCGACAAGTCCCGTTGCGGACCGCAACAGGACGGACTTTGCGCCGGACAAAGCGATGAATGAGCGTGTGTTTTTCTCCACTGTGGCAGCCACAGCCCTGTGAGCCTCATCCTCTGCTTTCAAGGCATCTACAGCCTCTCTGGATAGGCGCGATTGATTTGCCACGGCCGACTGCGCGACGGCCTCTGTCGCCGTCGCAACCTGCGCCCGCGAGAACGACGCTGCGCTCTCTGCCGCCGCATGCGCCGCGCGTGCTGCCGCAATTCTCTCATCAATGGCGGCCAGACGACGCGCCTTGGCTTCCGCCGACCGGATCTCATTGTTGTCGATGAGCTCCCGCTTCTTCTCTTCAAGCGCCAGGACCCCAGTAAGAGCCTTTGCTGCTCGCTCCTGATCCGCGTTCGCTTTCAGGACGGCATCGCTCAGGGCGTTTCGAGACTGGGCGCTGGCCTGAACCAACACTGGCTGCTCGGCGAACTGCCCCAAGGCCGCTCCTGCAGCCTGGCGCCTCTGGCGGGCCGCTGCGGCCAAAGCCTCGGCATCCTTAATCTCTTGGCCTGCCTGCTCAGCCGCCGCAGCAAATGGCGAACTAATCGCACGGCCGGCCGCACGGCCGGCTCGACCGACAACCCGGTTCGCGAAGACGGCCGCGACAAGCGGTGCAACCGCCATCGCGACGTCGCCCAGGGTTTTTAGATTGTTCGCCAAGCCGATAATGCCCTGCGCCATGGCGTTCGATACGCCAAGCGACTTGTCCACCTGGCCAATGTACTGGGTGAAGGCGTTGTCCAGCACCTGCATCGACTGCTGGATTGTCGGACGCAGTGCCTTGAACTGCTTGTCGATGTCCACGCCGGCGGAAAGGATGGCCTTGAAGACGCGATCCGATGTCAGTTGGCCCTCGGCACCCATATCGTGCAAAGCGGCAACCGAGACACCGAACTCCTTCGCAATCGCGGCCGAGAGCACCTGAGAGTTCTCAAGGATAGACCGGAGCTCGTCGCCGGCGAGGCGGCCCGAACCCAAAGCCTGGGAAAACTGGACCGCTGCCGACGCCGCCTCCGCCGTGGTGGCACCGCCAGACTGAAGCGCCTTGTTCACAGTCTCGGTGACTTCCAGCACCTGCTTCTGCGTCGCGCCAAGCATATTCGCGCCCATTGAGATGCGCTGGAACAGCTGCGCGGTCGCCTCGTATGAGGTTCTGGTCTCCTGGGCGATCCTGAAGATGTTCGCCTCGACATCGGCGCGCTGCTGCCCGGTCTGGACGATCGCCGCGATCCGGTTCTGGATGTTGGTGTAGCGGTCGGCGGTCTCCGTCAGAGACTTCAGCGCAACCGCGCCGGCGAAGCCGCCACCCGCTGCCGCCGTGAGTGCCAGGATCGTCCGCTGCAACCGCTCCACGTTGTTCTGAGCCCGAAGGGCAGAGGCTCCAAGGGCACGGAATGGATCGGACTGGAAGCTGCTGGCCTTTCGGTTGAGATCGTCGACCGACTTCGCGACGCCTCCGAGGCCGCGCTCCATACGCTGGCTTTGCTGGGTCACCAGCGCGGCGTTGCGCTCCATGCTCTGCGTGAAGCGGGCCGAGTCATCCTCTAAAGCGATGGAAATCGTGCCGATGACTGCCACTGCACCATCCTCAAGCTGGTGCACGACTCCTAGCTGTTCAGGCTGTCAGTGGCGAGTTTCGTAAATGGCGAAGGCCAGGAGGATGCAGCCTCCTGGCCTTCTGGCTCCGCGGTGCTCTAGCTGGCGCGCCCGAACTGCGATCCGCGCCATCACAATAACTCAGTGCCGCGTCTCGTCAACCACGTGCAGGCCAGACCTCTGGAACATGGCGATGATGTCCGAGCCGTCGGACACATAGTCATCATCCCGCGGCGGGTGCTTCTTCCGCTCCCACTTCTCAAGGTCCTCAGCGAGCAACCGAGGTTTGTTGAAAGCCTTTGCCACCACGAAGCCCATGGCGAAGCGGCGGTCCACCTCGACGCGCGCCCGCACGGACAGGTAGCGATCAATCTCCATAGGGCTGAGATCCCACGCCTCCGCCGGCGTGAGTCCGTGCTCGTGGGCGTCTTCGATTAGCCGGAGGATGTCGGGCTTTCGGGCCCGTTCATCGTAGGGTCCACCTCGGCGCCCTCCGACGCCGCGGCCTGCTCGCGCAGTTTCTCCGCCAACTGGTCAGGTGTCATTCCCCAGCGGGACCACATCAGGCCAGACTCAATAAGGTCGGCCACTTCAGAGTAGCTGAAGGGCGGCGACTCCCACCAATCCTCGTCGCGCTGGATCGGCACGACCTTGCCGTTGGCGTTGCGCTCCTTGAGCCCAAACTTCAGTAGATTGCCGATGACAACCGGGTCGTGCACCGACAGCCACCCCAGGATGGTGCCCCAGAAATACTGGGCGACCATGCCGGTGCGCGGATCGACGTCCGGCGGCTTGCGTACGTCCGGCCCATAGACGCTGTGCAGCCTGGCCAAGTCGGATGCGGTAAACTTCAGAACAACGCCCTCTCCAGCGAGTGGAAAGGGCGTCTCACCGGCGAATGGATTGTGCATGAGGCTTAGTCGTCGCTCCCGGGAACCCGAACCGGCGGCTCGATCTTCCCGCTCATGCAGTCCGCAATGTACTTCTTGCGGTCATAGCCTTTGAGGCCATGCTGCTTCTTCCAGATGCCCCAGCCCTTGTTGCAGGCGACCTTGCGGTCATGGTCGGCGGGAGGCTTGGCGATGACGGGCCCGAGCGCGAGCAGAAACAGAAAGACGAAAGCCAGAAGGCGTCTCAAGATCCCCTCCTTACGAAGCGGCGGCCAGCGTCACAGCCCCAGAGATCTTGAGGCGCCAGCGGTGGGTCATGATGCCCTCGGCCTCGAACGGGCCAAACAGGCGCGACCGCACGAGCCCGGCGAACTTGATTTTCTTCGACTGCTGATTCGGCAGCAGCTCGAAGTTCACCGGCAGCTTGCTGGCGTAGGCCGCGTCCAGAGACTGGTGGGTCACGCTGTCCATCAGGAGCGCGGCCTCCACGTCGAGCTCTGCGCCGTCCGGTAGCCCACCGATGTACTCGCGGCCGGTCGACTCCAAGTCGGTGGCATCGATCAGCGGCGACTCTTCCGAGACCTCGCCGATCCGCCGGATCTTCGCGATTGCAGTAAAGCCTTCAGTCGGCGTCACGCCGTCGCCGATCTTCAGAACGGTGCCTGCGCCTACTCGTTTTGCGTCGGGCATGTCGTGCTCCTAAGGCTACTGATTAGCTGATGTCGGTGAGACCCTTGGCCTTGAAGTCAAAGCCAGGGCGGCGCTCTTGGGCGAGGCGGAGGCTGATGGTGGCAAATCCACAGCGCGGGCACTCCGCATTGGGATAGTCATGCCACTTGCCCATCCGATCCCCGACAAGGCAGTTGCCGGGCTGGCAAATTTGGGCCGCGCCCGCCTTGGCCGGACCACCGGGCTTCAGCTCGTCGAGAGTCTGAAACTCAGGATTGGCCTGGGCCTCTTGTTTCCGATGCGGCATGGTCTTGCCTCTCTGCGTCACGCCGGTGAATGGATCACCCGGAAGTCAACGATTCGCCTACGGATTGCGGCTGTCTCGTCATACTCGGAGACGTCGCTCACCAGTCTGCAATCGTCTATTTGTTCGCCAGAGACCGCGCCAGTGTAATTGTTGAGGACGCGGATCACGTGATCCCCGACGGAATGCGCGCCTGATGTGCCGCCGTACGTCTCGGCCCGGCACTCGAAGGTGATGCGGCGGTTCCAGGGCGGCTCCGTGCCCTTGAGATCATCGCCCATCATGAAGCCGCTGGCCGGGTATTGGACGATGTCTGGATAGGGCTGGCCGGGCACCGCCGCCGTGAAGTAGACGCGTGTGCCGACCAGGGCCGCGAGCTGGGAGTCGGCGCGCAGCAGCGACGCGAGGCTTTCGTAGATCACCGCGGCCCCCGTGGCGTTTTTGCTGCAATCCGCTGCGCTGCAGCCTCAATCTCGGCCTTCATTTGCGCGAAGTAGGCCTGGGCCAGCTTCTCGATGTTCTGCTCGTAGGCCGGCCGCAGAAAAGGCTTCGGTCGCGCGCCAGGGTGCATGGTCCCGCCGAAGCGGTTCGGCTGCCAGTGCGGCGCAGTCCCAAACTCAACGAAATGCGCATAAGACGACGGGCGCATCTTCTTGAATTTGCCGGCACGCGGGCCGACCAGAGTCCGGTTGGGCTTCTGCTGGTCCTCGGCCACGCCCATGGACTGCACGAGGGCGCCGGTTACCACGGAGTCATTGCCAATGAGATTGGCCTGGGCCGCCTCGCTGACCACCTTGCCGGCGGCTTGGCGCGACTTCCGGCGAGCCGCAGCGGTCGGGTTGCGACCCAACTCCCGGAAGGCTGCGGCAAGCTCAGATGCGCCTCTGATAGAGACCCTGGCCGCCATCAGACGGGCTGCCGCTTCTTGATGGCCATCACGCGGACTTCGCGGCGCTTGCCCTCTTCGGGAAACACGCCATCGATGTCATAGATCTCGTCGTTGAAACGGATCGCCATGCGCTCGTCGAGGCTCTTGCCGTCGAGAAGCGGATCCATCACGTCGTCGTAATCGAAGTAGAATTCCTCGGTGAGCTGCGCCTGAGACTCCCGGGCCAGAATAAGCTCGCCGCCACGGAGTCCGCGCTTCTTGCCCCAGGCGCAGGTCCAAACAGGCCACGCAGCCTTGTTCGGGCTCACCTCGCCAAGCGGCGAGGGCGGCGGTGGCTCCAAGAATTCACACCAGCACGTGCGTTCGCCGGCTGACGGCATGGACCCCTCCCGTATAGTCGAGCGGTACGACGTGCTTCTCCAAGAGCTTGTCGAGGCCGTACTCAATCGAGCGGCTCACCACGGAGACGCGGTTGTCGCTGAAGGTCTGCTCGCGGTTGTCGTAGTAGTGCGCGGCCAGCAGCAGCAGAGCCCGCCGGAAGACGCGCGGCACCTCCAGAGCGCTCGGCCAGCCGGCGTCAAACACGACCCGGACCGCATCGTGGCGGGCATAGAGGCGCGGGAAGCTCCAATCCGTGCGGAAAAGCAGGCTGCGCGTGCCGTAGACGTCCTCGAGCCAGTAATTGACCGGGTCGACCACGACGGGATCGTTGTTCGCATCGTAGTAGGTGACGCTCACGATTGAGCGGGCACCATGCACCGGCGGGACGGTGCGGGCACACAAGCTCGCGGTTGTGAAGGCCCAGCGCTGCGGGAGGATGGCGCGCCGGCACCGACCGTCTGGCCCATCCAGGTATGCCCAGGAGTCCAGGATGCAGTCCCGCAGGAAAGCGTCCTCGCGTAGGTGCTGGATGCGCTTGGCCCGCTTCAGGGCCTCAACGTCCACCAGCCGGAAGACGTCCTCGCGGGTATATGGTTGGACCAGCTCGAGCATGCCCGAGGCTTACTCGTTCAGGCGGCTTCCGTGAACAGGCTGCCTTGCACGGTGATGGGTCCGTGCAACTGGTCCGATGCGACGCCATCGGAGTCGACGATCTGCAAGACGTAGTCATACACGTCATTGACCACGCCCGCCCGGGCCGACCTCGGCACCACAACCGTGACTCGCGTGCCGGTGAAGTAGAGCGTCGATGGGTTAGTGCCACTCGTCCAGTCGATGACGTCGCCCTCTTCCGTGCCCATGCGGAATCGGGCCTCATTGATGCCCGACACCGGCGTGACTCCGTCCGCCTTGAAGCAGTCGACCTCGAACGCCCAATCCTCGCCGATGCGCCAGACCTGCGGTTGCCAGCGACTCATGCCACGTACCTCCGATTCCCACCTGCGCCCCGGAACACCGTCGTCCCGTCCGCGCGCCCGCGGTAGACCCGCGACTCCGGCGTCAAGGGCCGGCGCGCCGACGTGCGCAGCACCGCCTGGTAGCCCTGTAACGTATAAGCGCCAGGGTCGGCTGCCATCGTGCGGTCCTGCCGCTGCGCCAGCGCCAGCCCAGTGTAGGCATACGCGCCCGGCGCGACCTTAATGCGGCGCGCAAACCCGCCCGCTACCGGCTGTCCCGTGAGTGACAGGACTCCCGGATCAACCACCATGCGGCGGGTCGCACGCAGTATGGCCGCGGTCCCAGAAACCGAGTAGGCACCCACCGCAGCGGTGAGGCGACGAGCAACCCGGCCGACAGTAGCCACGCCGGCAAGAGCGTACGAACCAGCGTCCGCGGGCAGGGAATAGGCCGCCGCAGTTCTGAGGACCACAGCAGTCCCGGAGAGCGTGTAAGCTCCCGCAGCAGCCACCAGCCGCCGAGTCGCACGAAGTCCAGCAGCAACGCCCGTAACAGCATAGGAACCTGCCTGCGCGATAAGGCGGGACGCGGCGCCGTAGACCAGGCTGACGGCCGTGCCTGTCAGGGCATAGGCGCCAGAGGCCGTAGGAAGCCGCCTGGCAGGCGCGAGGCCCACAGGCGTCCCAGACACCGCATAAGAGCCCGAGGCCGCCAGGAGCGTCCGCGCGAGCTTCAGAGCAGCGGTCACG